TTACTTCAGTAGTCGAGCGGCAGGGTTGTCTTCTGCTGCTCCGGCCTGGAAGTAACCAATCACGCTCGCCACGGAACGGTGCTCAGTCATGGCCATGACTGCAGGCAATGGCGCGCCTTGCTTACCGGCCTCAGTGACAAACCCGGACCGAAGGCTGTGCGCCCCAAAGTCCCCCTCTAATCCTGCCAACCTCGCCCGACGCTTCACGATCGAGGCCACTGAGCCAGGCAGAAGGGCGGGGCCAACCCGTGCCTTCCAGATCCGACGGAAGATCGCTCCCTCTTGTATGTCTGCCGCCTCTAGCCAAGCCGCCAGCGCCTCGGCGCTGCGGCCCAGGATTGGCTTGTCAGGAGTCGAATCCACCTTCACTCCCGCCTGCTGGGTCTTGGAGTACTCCAGCCGGTAGATGTAGCCGTCCTCGCCCACCTTGCGCAGGTCCCGCATGGCCGCGGCTGCGATCTCGCTACGCCTGCGCCCACCGCTGGCAAAGCCAAAGCAGAGTAGGGCGCGATCACGCAGGCCTTCCAAGCTGTCATCGCAGGTCGCGAGCATGGCTTCGAGCTCGGTCCGGGTGATGGCGGTCTTCTTGGTCGGCCGCTCACCGCGTTTGACTGAGGCTCGGCGGGCGCGGCTCAACAGCGTCCTGACACTGGGCAGCTCGCACGGGTTGGCCAAGCGCTTGAGCTTGTGCGCCGTGGACAGCACGGCCACGCGCTGGACCACGGTCGAGAGCTTGAGCGGCCCAATTCTGGCCTTGAGGCCGGCCGCAACCAACGCCCGATCCAACGCCGGCGGCAGCTCGCTAACCAGGCCCGTCTTGTTCTTGCGCTGGATGTGGTCGACTAGGAACTGGATCACCACGGCCTCATTGACCGGCAGGCTCAGGTTGACGCCATAACGGCCCTGATGCCAGCCGGCCCAGTAGCGCAGGGCGGTGGCGTAGCTGCGCGTTGTGTTGGCCGCGGCGGCCTCTGCAAGCAACTCACGCACCGCATCGGCGGCCTTTTGGGCAAGTTGCTCCGGCAATACCAAGCTGCTGACCGTCACCGGCAGACTTGATGGAATAGCATTTAGCTTCATAGTATGTAATGTACACTACGCAATAAGGCCCGTACTCGCGATAATCATCACTTATCGCGAGTACGTTATCAGCAGAGTAGGGTGCCAGTACAGGAGACTTCGCATGGCCCGCGGCATCACCGAAACTGACGTCCATACCGCCGCTGACGAGTTGGTCGCCAAGGGCGAACGCCCAACCGTAGAGCGGATCCGGGCTCACCTGGGGACAGGCTCGCCGAACACGGTGACCCGCTGGCTGGAAACATGGTGGAACCGACTTGGCACGCGCCTGCAGCCAGCGCGTCCGAACCTGGAAGATGCGCCAGCGGTGTTGGCAGAACTCGCCGGGCAATGGTGGGAGTTGGCGCTGAAGCATGCCCAGGAGGCCGCCCGTCGAGAGCTTGCATCGTCCGAGCGGGCCCTAGCTTCCGAGCGTGATGCGCTGGAGGCCAGTTCCCGACTTGTGGCTGAAGAGCTGGCGCAAATGCGTGCAGAGCGTGACGTTGCATTCACCGGGGAGAGAATTGCAACGACCCAAGCTTCAGAGCTACAGCACCTGGTCGACCAGCTTCAGCTACAGATCTCTGAACTTGCAGAGCAGCGCGACCTCGAGCGTCGAAGAGCGGACCGAATCGAAACAGCGAGACAGCAACTCGACGTCCGGCTTCACGAGGCCCTAGAGACGGCGAAATCTGAGCGGGAGGACTGGACCGAGTACGTCAGATCTGTCGAGAATCGAGCGCTCAGCGACGTGGATCGAGCCCGCCAGGAGGTGAAGGAACTCCAGGTGCAGCAAAGTAAGGCATCCGAACAACACAGGGCACTTGAGAAGCAGCTGCGTCAGGACATCCAGGCCGCCCAATCAGCGGCCGCCACGGCCAGTCAGTCTGCCGATATCCTGCGCGGCAAATGTGACGCGCTTGAGGGTCAACTTTCAGGGCTTCGAAATTTGCCAGCTCAGCTGGAAGTGGCGCTCAAGCGATCCAAAGAAGTTCGTCCGCCTGCGGCTCGCAGACGCCAAAAACAATAGCGCTGTGCCGCCTTCCAGGGCACACGAAAGAACGGTCCGGCTTCATTTGCGCCGGAGGCCAGTCCGCTGACTCCGCGCAAGTCGCGTTCTGCGAGCTAGCCAGGCAGCCCAACAGACAAATGAGACCGCAAATCCGACGATTACCATGGCAACCAGCATGATCTCTCGATCAGTGTCGTTCATTGAGGGAGTCTCGGAAGTTGAGCCTTAGCGTCTATGCCATGGTACCTGACGCTTCGGAGTGCAAGTGCGGGCGCGATGGCTGCATTTGAAGTTCTTTCGAAAGAATCCTTAGCTTGAGCCCGCCCAAGCGCGGGCAGCATGGCTGCATCTTGGCTTGAAGCACTCGGCATGCCAGGCCGGAATAGGATCGTAGGATGAAGGGCAAAGACTCATGTTCCAAAGGCGCTGTGTTCGAACGCGTAACACTTTTACTTGGCGCTTGGTAACAGATTTACCTGCTTCGTCAGACGCCTTGACGCGCACCTTATTTGGGTGCGCCGGTATTGGCGGCAGTCGGATACATCATTTCGCATAATGTATACAGCGTGGACTTATCAAAGCCCGTCGTAGCCGTAGCTGCCTGGACTTCTCGGGGTAGGGCGCTACCGACGAACAGGCATAGCGTCATCACCACAGCAGCGAGTTTCTGCGCAATTCGCCGCCACGCTGCCTTTTCATCCTCAGAATTGCTCCGCTCGGCCATCACCACGGCGGACCACATTTCTGGGCTGTCACCAATGTCTACGGCCATCCGCTCGATGTAGTGGATTTCTGCGTTTTTCCCTTGTTTCCAGAGGGAAACCGTCGCCCTGGACACACCCAACGCCAGCGCGCCAGCGTTGTCGCTCTGAATTTTCTGCACGTGCTTCCACCGGCAGAACAGGTCGTAGCTGGCGCTCATTGTCTGGACCCACTTGACATGGATGTATAGGGGTACTTTACAGTTTGCCCCGGTGTCGAGGAATCCTTGACACTCCCGCCACCGGCACCCCAAGTCCACTGGCGGGTTCCCTTGGGGCAGGGCTTGGGGCGGGGTTAATTGCCATGAACACCAATTTCAGCCTCCAGCCTTTGAAGCCGAGCCTCCACAAGATCGATAAGGAGGCTGGCATCGCTATGGGCCTCCTGACACGCCTCGGCAAGCACTCGAAAGTCAGCCCGGAATTTTTCGTAGTCGTTCTTTTCGCGCGAACTAACAGCCATCTCCAAGATCACTCCTACGGCCAGCACGTCATGTTCAATGTCCGCGAGCATTTCCCGGGACTGGACGTCGAGAACCATACCCTCGTCCGCAGACCATCGGAGAGTGTCAAGAATTGGCTTCAATCCGTAGATTGCCGCCAGCATTGGCGGGATGAACATAGGACCCAGTACTCCGCTAGCAAGCGCGTGCTCACCAACGGTATCCAACCTCTGAGCTTTTCGAAGCTTGATCAGAAGAACGTTGATCAGACGAATATCTTTTTCGATTGCATTCCTAACCCCGCGCATCTGCTCATCTATGCGCTGCAGATGCGCCTCGCGTGCGTAGTTGTTGGCGCCAATTCCAATCGCCCAAGTGCCGATAGCCGCAGCGCCGCCACCGAGTGCAGCCACCCAATCAGCCGCGTTACCCATGGTACTGAACGCGCCGACTGCCCACCCTGCAGCGACTGCCCCCGCCGAGAAGGCTGCGACCGTGATTGCACAGAGAACAGTCGTAGAAATTTGATGCAAGTCCGTCTTCATGTCGGCCCGCTAATCGTCCATTTGGGAAAGGGAATTCTGGCATGAGCGAGCCTCTTCTTGCCTTCGCGCTGCTGGGTTCCATCGCAGCCGTCTCGTTCGGGCTGGTCAAACTGGCCTCGTGGTGCATCGGCCGGGCAGGGGAGTCGTCCCGCCGTGCTGCACGCGAAGCCATCTTCGTAGCCCAGGCACGTGCCGAACTGGCCGCAACCGGCTGGACCGCGGATCACGAAACGCTCTATCAGGCTGAAATCGCGGCCACCAAGCGCGGCGATCTGCTGGCAGTAGCCCGCTTCGCCGAACAGCAGGAGGGCATCCATGTTCCGTAACAGTCCCTTCCCGTGGGTCCTTCCTGCTATCGGCCTCTTCGCCGTTGTCCCGAACCCGGCCACGCTCGTGCTGGTCGTCTTCGCCTTCCTGCACTACGTCATGGGGACCCTGCGCAATGGTCGGTGATTGCGCGGTGCTGGCCGGGTCGGGACTCCCCTCGTCTAACAGGGGAGTCAGTGAATTCAGGAACCCCGCGGGAACCCTGACGGTCGGCATTGACTGGTTTTCCGCTTCGGTGGACATGCTCGCTGTGTTGAACGAGCTGGCATTCCGCGAGGGCGACTCCTACGAAGAGATCCGGCAATGGGTCGATTTCAGCCCTGACAACGCCCGCTTAGTCGCCCTGCAGATCTTCTGCTGGTTCTTCGCAGGGCTTGGGCTGGAACTGGACGAAGTAGCCGGGGGAGGGCGGTTCTACCTGTGGCGCATCAAGATCCTCAACGCCGAAAAGAAGTTCGTCGGCATGATCGAGCTTGGCGGCGAGAACTGCCGCCGTGCTGATGGCACTTATACCGCCCGAATTGAGTTGACCGGCGATGGATGTAGGGCAGTAGCAGCAGCGCGCTGCGGCCATGCGCAGCGGTGGCTGGAGCTTCGAGCGAAGCTCGAAAGCTGCGGCGGAAGGATCACCCGTATCGACGTGTGCGCCGATGATCTTGTGGGCAACTACCCCTTGCGTCTGGCACAAAAGTGGTACGCCCAGGGCGAGTTCGACAACCGTGGTCAGCGCCCCAAGGCACAGCTGGTTGACGACTACGACAGCGGTGACGGCAAGACCCTCTATGTCGGCGGCAAGAAGTCGGAAAAGCAGCTGCGCGTCTACGAGAAAGGCAGGGAGCAGGGCGATAAGGCGTCACCGTGGGTGCGCTATGAGGCCCAGTTCCGTGCATCCAACCGCAAGGAACTGCCGCTCGACGTTCTGCGCGACCCGGCTTCGTACCTGCTCGGCGCCTATCCGGTCCTGTGCTTTCTGCGCTGCGTCGCCACGCGCATCGAGATCACGAAAGCCGCCGTTGAGGCGACGTGGAAGAGCGTTCGTCGCCACATCCGCCGCCAGTACGGCGCGGCACTGAACTTCATTTCCAAGAACTGCCCGGACGATCAGTCACTGCGGGCGGTCATCGAATCCTGCACTTCGCCATCGCTGCCGAAGTGGGTCACAGGTGACACAGCAGCGCACTGGCCCGAAATCGCGGCCGTACAACCAACCTCCAAGGGGTAACGAAATGATCAAGGTCACCGTACTGGATTCGCAGATCAACGAGCGTGGCGGCAGCTTCACCAACGACCGCAACGAGAACGTTGAGTTCACCACCCGCAAGCAGCGCGGCAAGCTGGAGGCGGATGGCTTCGCCTATCCCTTCGATGTGCGCCTGGACAAGGGCCAGCCCGGCTATCAGGCAGGCGAATACGAGCTGGACGTTCCGGCCATGCTGCAGGTCAACAAGGGCGTCGCAACCCTGAGCAAGTTCACCGTTCTGCGCCCGCTGCAGAAGGCTGCACCGCGCCCGACGGCGCAGGCCTAAGTCATGGCGCGGTACGTCTACGAGTGCCTGCAATTCAACGAGCAGACCGGCACCTGTGAGCAGGCCGGATTCGTGCCGCGCACCGATATCCCCGCACTTACCACTGCCGAAGTGTCGGGGCTGTTGTCCATGGTTGCGGTGTGCTTCGCCGTGGCATGGGCATACAAGCAGTTAGGCAGGTCCGTTCGCAACTAACTCAACTACGCAAGGGGATCATCATGGATCTGGATTACAGCGCTGCACTCACCGTTCTGGCCGGTCTGGCAGCGGGTGTCGCAGCCATCGGCACCGCCAAGCTGGCACCGGCCGCAATCGCGGTTGGCTACAAGTGGTTCAAGGCTGCGATCTTCGGTTGATCGCAGCAACACCGGGGCCGGGCAATCCGGCCCCTTCTCATGGGGGATTCGTAATGCTCGGCCTATTCGTTCTCTGCGTCGGCAGCGCCGCGCTCTACATTGCGTTCGGTGACTAGATGGCGCGCATCCTGCTGGTGCTGCTGTTGGCCGCACTCAACAGTTTCGCTGCTTCGGCTCAGGACGCAGGGTGCTCGCCCAGCCCTGACGTGATTTCGCAGTCCTGCCCGGATCAGGGTGCCGCATATGCCGCAGCCTGGGCTGCTGCAACTGAGCAGGCAAGCCGCTCTAACAATACGCCGGGCATTGAGTGGAAACCGTACGTTGACCCTGACGGCGCAACCTCCTACATGGGCTACATAAGGCGCACGGACGTCGCCACAGGGGCATATGCGGCTATCTGGCGCAGCTTCAAGACCAAGTGCAGCGCACGCCCGTATGAACTTGGCTGGGAGGGCAGCGGTACTGCCGCGACGGTGAACGTCTGTCACAAAGGGTGCATGTATGAAAGCTCCCTTGATGCGGAGGCAACTGCCGGAATTGGCTACTCGCCCACTGGAGGCACGTGCAAAGAAACGGACGCTCCTGCGCCCAAACCCGTGGGCGATGGTGGCGGCGATGATGGTGGCGGCACCGGGGGCGAGACTGGCGGCGGCGATGGCGATGGCGGCGGTGATGGCGATGGCGGCGGTGATGGCGGTGGTGACGGTGATGGCGGTGGTGACGGTGGCGGCGACGGGGGTGGCAGCGGGGATGGAGATGGCGACGGGGGTGGCAGCGGGGATGGAGATGGCGACGGGGACGGCGATGGCGATGGCGATGGCGGCGAGAATCCCAGCCTCCCGGGCGATCCGCAGTATCCGGGCGATGTGCCTATGCCCTACATGGATCCACCCATTCCCGGCAGCTACCAAGGGCAGTGGTCCAGCGGTCTAGGGGGTGGGTCTTGCCCGTCACCTCGGACCATCAATGTATCGCTCGGCGGCTACAGCGCCGCCATGGTTTTCGAGTTCAAGCCGTTGTGTGATTTCTCTCGGTACATCCGCGGCATGGTGATCGCATTCGCGGCCATCGTTGCTGCCTACATCGTTCTGGGGCTCAGAAGATAATGCCTTGGCTTGCCGCCTTCCTTGTCCAACTCCTGGGCAACTCTCTTGCACGCGTCTTGACCGGCGCAGGCCTTGGGCTTGCTACCGGCGCCGCGCTGCTTCCGCTGGTCAAATCAGCATTGAACCTTGTCGTCTCCTACTGGGGCGGCATTTCCGGTGACCTGGCCAATGTGCTGCTGCTCGCAGGAGCAGGGGAGGCCATCACCATCGTTGGCTCTGCCATGGTCACCAAGGTCGTGATTGACGCTGGCAAAGTCGCAGTTCAGAAGGTCGCATCCAAATGATGTATCTCATTTCCGGCCAGCCCGGCAACGGCAAGACCCTACGTGCCATGAGCATGGCGCAGGAGTTCTACGAGCAGAACCAGCAGGCCGTCAAAGAAGGCAAGGCGCAGCCGCGACGCTTCTTCACCAACGTCGCCGGTGCAACCACCGAGGAGAATCCGGACGCCTTCCCGTGGTTCGAAAAGCTGCCTGACCACAACGACTGGACCCAGCTTCCCGATGGGTCCTTCGTGCTGTACGACGAAGCTCATTCGGATGGCAACACTCAGGGGCTGGAGCGCTATGGCAGGCTGTTCCCGTCCACCGGCAAGCCGGGCGAGTCTGAAGATCCACGCATTCGCTCGATGTCCACGCACCGGCATCGCGGTTTCGATCTGGTGTTCGTCACCCAGTGGCCCAGCAAGATCCACCACCAGGTGCGCAGCCTGATTGGCTCGCACACCCACATGAATCGTGCGTTTGGCATGCAGCGGGCTGGTGTTCTGACGTGGACCCGCGTGCAGGCTGATCCTTACGACGAGCGGATACGCGACAAGGCCGAGGAAGAAATCTGGGTCTACCCGAAGAACCTCTATGACAGGTATCGCAGTGCAACGCTGCATACGGCCAGCCACAAGTTCAAGGTGCCGAAGCGAGTCTGGCAGGGCCTGTCAGTGGCGGTCGCCTTGATAGGCATACTGTGGTTGGGATGGCTGTTCCTGATCAAACCCTCCAACTCGCAAGCTGCGAAGAAGGAAGAGCAGGGGGCCGAAGCTTTGCCGGCGGCAGGTGCCCTGGCGCCCTTGGGCGCGGGCATGCCGGCGGCACGGCCCCTCACCCGCGAAGAATACGTGCAAAAACACAAACCACGTGTGGAGTTCCAGCCGTGGTCTGCCCCCGCCTTTGATGATCGAACTGTGCAATCGCAGCCGGAGCTGTATTGCATGGCCTCCGGCACCACTGAGCAGGACACCACCTGTACGTGCGTAACGGAGCAGGGCACCAAGGCGAAGATATCGATACCTGTGTGCGTGGCGATCGCACGCGATGGCCCGGCTTACAACCCGTATCGCGCACCACGCCAGGAATCGGATTCGAGTCAGGATCACCCAGCTCGCGGCATCGCTCAGTCCGCGCCATCTGGCACGCCTGAGAAGTCGCCACATGCACTGGTTGAGGTTGGCAAGCGCCCCATGGGGACGTTCCCGGAGACACCGCCTTACCCGGCGACCTTCTGATTATCGTGACGCGTCACGGACACCGGTCTCGCGGCGAGAGAACCCAACCTCCATCAGCAGACATCTGCCTGTACGGCTTTCCTGCAAAGCACTGGACAGTACTTTCCGGGACATCGCCACACCGAGAGCCCGGAAGGTTCTCCCAGCCCCCTTCAATTCGACGGAAGAACATTCCATTGATACAGCGCAGATTCTGCGCATTCTGGGATAGCTGTGCGTGCTGACGTCCTGGAAGCGCCGACGGCACCGGGCTATTGGCCGTCGGCAGCTCAGTCCTAGCCTTCGACGGCTGCTCAGCGGCCTCAATGGATCGCCGCACACCCTCAAAACGCTCACTCCAGGCACTGTTTGTGCGGCCCAGCGTAAGCACGCCAATGGTTGTAAGACTCACCAGAGTCAAAAATCCGGTAATCAGCCACGGGAAATTCCAACGCTTCCGCTCAATCGGCGGAAGGTACTCAGGCCGTTCGCGCTCCATACGCCCCCCAATCACGTCCAGATTGCATTGTACTGGGGGTGTAGGGGCAGCGCCCCTACGGAAGCGCTTTACACGCGCTGACGCGGCTTCGGCCCACGACTCATGTAGACCACATTGGACCTCTCGGCGCCGGGGCCGGGATCACGCACGCCGAACCGTCGTTCTCGGCGAATTCTGAGCGCTTCGGCTAGGTAGATGACGCTGGATTTCGCCGTGGCCGAAGCTTTCCGGGCAGCTGAGGTCCGGGGAGCCGCCTCAGCCATCATCAGTCGCCATTCCCGCGCAATGTTGCAGGTCAGGGACCACCAGGTCATGTCGCACGGCTCTAGCTGATGACCTTCGGGGGTGAACATATGCCCAGCTTGGAATCCAAAACCGGCCCAAGGGCCGGTCAGGTCGATGCGATCATGGGGATCGATCTTGCTCATGCCTCAATCTCATCCTTGTCGGGGGACCCAACAGGGAGGCAAGAGCCGAGCCATAGGCCAAGCCATTGCCATGCAGAGCCGACAAAGCCAACCACCGACCGATACAGCATTTCGCATAATGTATATTATGTTGCGTTCCTGCCGGCACGTGTAGCCCGTGGCGCGCCTGGAGTCTCTTGACCTCCTGCCGTACCCGATCAACATCATTCATCGAGGTGTTGTCTCGCCACTTCACTTTGATCGTCTCAGGGAAAGTGCGCGCCATCGGCTACGCCGTGACTCGTCTCTTTATCGATGACGACATCTCGTTTGGCGTGGCTGCGAACTACTTCGCCTGCCTTTGCGTTCGATTCTTCACAGCTACCTGTCCGAAGTGACGACCGGACCGCAGCCGCTGCGGCCACGCCGTTCTCCACATGCAGGACTTCGTGTTCATACAGAGCTCGCGTGAAACGCTTCCATTTCGCTGCGACATCGGGCGGCAGCCGATCTGCGTCGCTTTTCTTTGGCAGAAGAACGGACACTACAAGGCTGATCTTTGCCTGGTCTCCGTAGCAGTTGACTGCCTCGCGCTTGGCTCCATTCCAGTGCACATTCCAAAGCGTCAATCCATAGACGTTGCTGTAGTCATTCTTGTCGATGGGGCCTCGGAACTCCATGTTCGTTACGATCGATTCAACATCTCGCCCAGGCACTTCGTAGAACCCGAGAGCTATCTCGGGATAAGCCGAGAACAATCGCTTGGCGGAAGCCTCGTCCGACTCGGAAACTCCGCCAATGGGGATGGAAGTGCAGCCTGCAGCTAGAAGAACCATTCCCAAGTATAAGGACCTTCTGTAGTACGCCAGACTAGTAGCAATGGTCGGCTTCGATTCCCGTTTCATACCTTGCCCTTGCTCCCTACTGTCCAGCCGGGTACCCGGCCTCTGCGGATAGCGCCCGCGCAGCCGCATGCCCCAAGGGCGTCAGCGAGACCACCAAACCAGAGAAATGGCGGCCCTCCCCGCCATGGGCGAAAGTTGCTTCCAGCCATCGGAGCGCACGCAGATGGTGAAAGGTTCTATGGATCTCAATGATGGAGTACCCAGGAAAGTCCTCCTGTGCAATCCGTAGGCTGGGTCGCCCGGCCTGAAAATGTCGGAGCATCAGCGCACAAAGTCGCAGGCGGACCTGAGGCGCCGGATCGGCGATCTCATCCAA